AAATAAGCCAGCAGCCGATGCAAATAAGCCAGCAGCCGATGCAAATAAGCCAGCAGCCGATGCAAATAAGCCAGCAGCCGATGCAAATAAGCCAGCAGCCGATGCAAATAAGCCAGCAGCCGATGCAGAGAATTCTGCTGAAGTTAAGAAGAAAAAAGAATGGGCTAAAGGTGTAGTAGGTCGAGGACAAAGTGGTGAACAAGTTGGTAAATTACAACAACAACTAGTAACATTAGGTTTACTAGCTCCGGAAGATGTTGACCAAAAGTTTGGTCCAAAGACACAAGAGGCAGTAAAACAATTTCAAGCACAACAAGGTCTTAAAGGACGTGAAGGTGCTGTAGGAAGAGAAACTGCACCTGCATTAGCGGCCGCAGTTACAGCCGCCGCCAATAAGACACCAAATACTGCAAATGCAGGTGACAACTCTAGCGAATTTGACGACGCACGAAAACCACTGTCTAATACTGCTCCTGCTAAAGAGTTATCGCCGGAAGATAAATTAAAAGCTGATCGTGATAGAATTACTGCCGCGCAAACTCAACAACAAGAACTTGATGCCGCAAAGGAACGAGTAGCAGATGACGATTTTGGTAAAAAATACGGAACATTAGATAGAAGTCAGCAAATACGTCAAACAGGCAACATGCAAAAAAATCGTTTTGATCTTAAAGCAGGCGACGTTGACTACGATGCACGTGGTGTTAAGCATGTTTGGCAACCAGGCATCCAGGGAAGTCCAGGTGAATGGCAAGCAAGTTTTGACTCATTTAGTGATTGGAAAAAAGAACCAGGATTAGGTGTAGTAGGAGATAGTTCTAGCTCTGAAGCAGGTAAAAAATATGTTGCTGACAGACAAGCACGTATATTAAATCCAGAACAACAAGCACGTTACGATAGATTGTATCCAGAAAAAAAATCAGCGGCCGCAGTAAAAGCAGAGCCAGCTGTTGTACCAAAATTACCAAGTGGCGTAATACAGCCTGGTGATGTACAGCCTGCACTTGCCAATAAGAAAGTTCAAGCAGTTGATCTTGGATTAACTGATGCAGATAGAGCAATGGTTGTTCCAAGAAAAGCAGATGGATCTATTGATCTTGGGGTGACTGATGCAGATATAAAAAATAGTCCAAAAAATCCAGACGGGTCCGTAAAACTTGAACAACTTTCAAAAGAATTATCTGAACTTGTTCAAGAATTGAACGAATGGAATATGAGTGATAGAATTCACAAAGATGTCCCATATTCTTATTCAGATGCTGCCACCGATGCAGGCGTTGCAGGTCTAGGAGCACTAGCCACTTATGCCACAGGCGGGTTAGCAGCGCCAGTTGCCGGTGCCGCAACAGTTGTACGTGGTGGCCGTTTAGTAAATATGCTGAACAAGGCTTATCAAGGCACAAAGAATGTTGCCAAAGGCGCTAAAGAAATTGCAACTAATCCAGAAGTTAGAGCTATAGCAAATAAAAACTTGCCAGGCGTTGTGACAACTGGAGCGAAAACTGGAATCGCCAGCGCAGGATCCACTACAGGATTAAATGCTGCCAGTGATGCATTAGATGAAACTAATGCTGATACTTCAACTGCTGAACTTGAAAAAATAAAGAAACTGTCCAAAGGATAAAATTATGAAAATGCAAGATATTACAAATGAAAATAAGCTCAAAGCAGGTTGGGATATTGCAACAAAATTAGGCGGTAAAGTTATTGGCGCCGCAAAAGACGCCGCAACCTACCCATTTCAGAAAAAAGGATTTACAAATCCAGTAGATGCTACTACTGCTAAGAACATGAGTTCTAGTGCTAGAACACAAGCTGATATTGCTGCCTTACAAAAATCTAAAATAGATGCTGTCAGATCTGACAAATTTACTCCAGATCAACTTGACGATATAGATAGAAAAATAAGCAATTTAAAATCTACTCAACGACAAATAGATATTGATAACTTTGGGGCTAGAAAAGGCAAAGGCGGCACGGACGTTCCTAATATTCCTGATAAAATACCTACTCCAGATAAATTTAGATCAGGTCAACAAATCATTAGAAAGGGCACAGTCCCAGCCCTTGCTGTTGGCGGCGTAGAGGCCGGATATAGACAAGCTTCTAGTTCTGAAGCAAATCCAGCTGGTGATAGTCTCACTGGGTTAGCGGCCGATACTATTGGTCAAGGAGTTCGTTCAATAGTTAAGGCACCATTCCAAGCCGCCGGCTCAGCATTAACTAATCCTGATGCAGTCAAGGCTGCGGCTCAAGAAGAACCAGCTGATACAAATACTGATTATGCAAACATACCAGCAAAAGAAAGTATTGCGGATATTTTAAAACTATCTGGACAACGTCCAATCACTGAACGTGACAGCACTAGTGGACTAGTAAAAGTAAAAGCTATTACTACATTGACTGAGTCACAAGACTTAGCAGAATGTGGTGGTATGATGTCTGCTCCAACTAGCATGCCGCATACTCCTGCAACTATTAGCATTAATGCTACTGCGGGCAGTGGCGAAGAAGTTGCTAACATGTTGGCCAGTATCATGAAACTAGCAGGTGTTAGAGAAGTAACTCCAAACATGTTAGGCGGAGACCAAATGCCAATGCCAGTGTTAAAAAGTTTAGATATCATTTCACGTGCAGATGATGACAGTATGAATGGCATGGATGACATGTCTGGTATTGAAGTCGTTGGCGGTGATGAAATGACACACCATGACCACGATCATGAGCACAAAGACTTCGAAGGTGAATTAGAAGAGCAAGGTGAAGAGTATGCAAATGCTCCAGCTGATCCAACAAAGGTGCCAGCATTTGATTCAAACAAAATGGCTGACATGCGTAATTACATTGACATGGCAGAGATTCCAGCAGGTGCACCAGGCGATAACAGACTACCTAAAGAAGAAGAACAAATTAGAGAAACAAAAACTGTTGATCTTTTTCAAGCGTATCAATCATATAAAAACGGTCAATAAGGAGATCTAAATGACAGTCGGAATTGTAAGAACAAACGGACTAGCTTGTACAGCTGGTGTGATATATCCAGTAAACAGTAAACTATTTCTTTGCACAGTAAAAATTGCAAACGGCACAGCACTAGATATCAGTGCTGAAGATGATACTGTTGACGAAGTTGTAGAACAAATTGTTAAAGAAGTAAATCCATTAGCATTCTTTGTAGCGGGTGACAACACTGGTAAAGTGTATTTGGTCATGGACTACAATGCAAGTGCAGGCGATCTACAGCATCGTATTAGACAAATTGGTGCAGACTCACGTGCAACCAGCACAGATGGCAATGCAACATTTACGTATTCTGTTACTTCAGTTGGTCCAAATGATAAAGATATCAGTGGCACCACAGTAACTGGTGCAACGTCGTTTACCACAGCTTAATATCAAAAGATATTGTCAAATAGGCTCTTCGGAGCCTATTTGTTTCAGTAAATAAGCATATGGCAAAAATATTAGAAGGCGTATTAATTAAGAAGGCCCACGTTAAACAACGTTGGACTGAGGAAGAAGTATCAGAGATGATGCTGTGTTCTGATCCTGTAACTGGTCCAGAACATTTTTTACGCAACTATTTCTATATCCAACATCCTGTTAAAGGTCAACTGTTGTTTGAACCGTTTGAGTTTCAAACACGTTTGTTAGACAGTTACCACAACTATCGCTTTAACGTAAACATGATGCCACGTCAAACTGGTAAGACTACAACTGCGGCCGGCTATTTGCTTTGGTACGCAATGTTTAATCCAGATAGTACAATCCTTATTGCGGCACACAAGTACACAGGCGCACAAGAAATTATGCAACGTGTACGTTATGCATATGAAATGTGTCCAGACTTTTTACGTGCAGGCGTTACTAGTTACAATAAGGGCAGTATTGAGTTTGATAACGGATCACGTATTGTTGCACAAACGACCACTAGTAATACTGGTCGTGGTATGTCTATTACATTATTATATGCAGACGAGTTTGCATTCGTTCCGCCAAACATTGCTAGCGAGTTTTGGACTTCAATCTCTCCAACATTAAGTACTGGTGGTAAGGCAATTATCACTAGTACACCAAACAGTGACGAAGACCAGTTTGCGCAAATTTGGAAAGAAGCCAACAAACGCTTTGACGAGTTTGGCAACGAAACTGAAGTTGGTATGAACGGGTTCCATCCATTCAAAGCTCACTGGAGTGAACATCCTGACAGAGATCAAAAGTGGGCTGACGAAGAAAAATCACGTATTGGTGAAGAGCGTTTCCGTCGTGAGCATGAATGCGAATTTATTATCTTTGATGAAACTCTGATCAGTGCGCTAGTGTTAGCTAATATGGAAGGTTCTGAACCAATTCTCAAAATGGGACAAACACGCTGGTACAGTAAAATTCAACGTGATAAGAATTATCTAGTCAGCATGGATCCAAGTTTGGGGACCGGTGGCGACTACGCTGCCATTGAAGTATTTGAGATACCTGGCATGAAGCAAGTAGCAGAGTGGCAGCACAACATGACTCCAATACAGGCACAGGTTAGAATACTAAGAGATATTTGCAAATACATCTCGGACGAGTGCGGCAGCGGATATAGTGCGCCAAAAGTATATTACAGTGTAGAAAATAACACAATTGGCGAAGCGGCATTAGTAGCAATTAATGAAGTGGGCGAAGAGAATATACAAGGCTTGTTTATCAGTGAGCCAATACGCAAAGGGCATGTTCGAAAGTTCCGTAAAGGATTCAATACTACACACAATAGTAAGATTGCAGCCTGCTCAAAACTAAAGCAATTAATTGAAACCAAAGCAATTGACATCAAAAGCAAATCACTGATTAGACAGCTGAAAGCATTTATTGCTTCCGGAACTAGCTTCTCTGCCAAAGTGGGGGAGCATGATGACTTGGTAATGAGCATGTTACTCAGCATTAGAATGTTGACCGTACTAAGCGATTGGGACCCAGCAGTGTATGATTTGCTGAGAAAGGGCGAAGAAACCATCATGCCTATGCCCATCTTTATGAACTAGCCAAAAGCATAAATATCATTATGATTAATCAAGACATTATTGCACAAGACTTATTCTACAAGATCCGTAGTCGTTTCCCTAAAATGGAAATGGGAGATCAAGATGGCCAAGCTACATTTGAAGCAGCCAAGGGTAGATTCTTTGACTTTGACGCAATTTTTAACGAAACCAATTTAGGTTCAGTTAGTATTAGTATTAACGAACCAGGTAGTTTGAAACTGTACTTTAATAGAAACATTCTAGAAGATGCAGATGATTTAACTTCCAAAACATGGTTTAACTTTCTTAAAGAAATGCGAAAGTTTTCCATGAAAAGATTAATGAGCTTTGATACAAGAGATATCAGCAAATCAAATTTAGATAAAAGAGATTATGGCTATTTGGCCAACAAAGGACCTGTTATGAGTGAATCAATGATGAAGGGAACTAGTAGAACTAGTTACAGACCGCTGGAAGCATTACAAAGAAGCAGACTAATTATCCGCCACAGCAAGCCAGTAGATGAGAGCATTCCTGGTGCTAGAAGTAGAAACTTAGAAAGTTTGTTTATTGAAAATGCTGCCGGAGAAAGATTCAAATATCCATTTAAACATTTAGCAGGTGCAAAGGCAATGCAACGTCACGTTGCAAACGAAGGCTATCCACACGACGCAATTGGTCAACGTATTGTTAAGATGAGTGAAGATATGGCTAAACTTGCCAACTTCAAACACTACGTTTATCGTGAAGATTTGATGAACAGCGAAACAAACCACATAGTGGGCCGCGCAAATGAAAAACTACAGCATTTAAAAGAATTAATGAATCGTCTAAGTCTACAACATCACTACGAAGCTTTTAAAGCCAAGTGTGAAGGTGATCGTAGTATTGGTGGCGATCAAAATCTAATTGACGATTTCACACTAGAAGATTACAAAGAAAAATTCACTGTAAAGAGTTTTAAAGAAGATATTGCTGAAGTATTTCCGTTGCTATACAGCATCATGCAAGAAGACAATGAACTTGATTTAGAAGAAGTTGCTAAAACAGATGACACAACAAAAGATTTAGATTTGGAAAGCGTAGTTGCAGAAAGTCCAGAGACACAATTTCATGCTTGGGCGACTACACTAATTGAAACACGCATGACTCCAGATGAAATTTCTAGACTACAAGGATTACTAAGTGAGCACTTCCCAGTCGGACTTAACGGCGAAAATGTCAGTGCAACATTGGAAGAATTAGGACTTGAAGTTCCAGAAGATACAAAAATGGCGTTAGCACAGTTGGCTGAAGCAAGTGGTCCAGATGCTGATGCAAAAGGCTTAGTGATTGAATTTTTAAGCAAGTATCAACCAGAAGTATACAGTGCAATGAACTTAACTGATGCACAACCTCTAGCAGAAGGTACTGGTTCAATAGTTATTAATGGAAAAGAAGTTGACGTTAACAGTTTAGAAGTAGACGGTGTTGATACACGAGATTATCCAGATTTTGCTGATGCTTATTTTAGTGCAGGATCATTTGAAGACGGTAGCGAAATGACTGATCAAGATTTGGAGCAACTTCGTGATATGCATAGTGACTTGCTTCACGAGTTAGCATATGATAGTTTACATGAGAATGGCGAGCAACCAGCAGAAGTTCCAACAACAGAAAACAACGGAGATCAAACTCCAGAAGAGCGCAAGGCAGCAAACGAATATGCAATGGGTGTTGCCCGTGCTATTAAGAGTGGCGAAGTACAACCACAAGACGTTGAACAAGAATTTTTCCACACATTGCCTATGATGGGCGTTAGTGATGAAAAAGTTATGGCAATGTGGGATCGTATGACTAGTAGTGATAGCGAAGCTCCTAGAGCAAAGCGTACTATGAGTGACAGAGATATTGATGCTGAACTTAAAGGTATGAAGGCAGGTGGTGATGATGAAGATGCAAACTTCCTAGCAAATCTACGTAGCAAAGCCAAGAGTGGTAGTATTGGTCAAGACACAACAGGTTACGGTTCTGAAGTTGATGAAGCAGAAGAATTAGAACGTGATAGTGAAGATCGTGTAGTTGAGAAACCACAAGGTGGTGAGATGAAGAAAATTGCAGAATTTATCATGGGCTTCTATGATCGTAAGACTGGCAATTTCCCACTAGGTGAAACTGGTGTTAAAATCAAAGTGTCAAAAGAGTTTGGTGACAAGGCAGGCGACCTAGCAGAACGTTTAATTCAAAAGTTAGCGGCACAAGGTCAACGTGATCAAATGTTTGAAGACATTCAAATTTTAAGCGGACAGAAAAAAGCAACTACGATAATTTCTGAAAGTAAAGTCAAGCACACTACAATTTTAGATGCTGATTTTTCCGACATTATGAAACTTGCAGGTCTGAAAAAATAAATCAAAAATAATGCAAGATAAGTCTTGCAATGATAAATAAAAGCGTATACAATAACATGTATGCGCTTTTTGTTTTGTGCAGTGGCACATTACAATAATACAGCACATTAAGGCACATAAATCAAAGGAGATATCATTATGGCTTCATTAGCAGAAATTAGAGCAAAGTTACAAGAACAAAATACACGCCAAACAGGCGGTAGTCAAACAGGTGGCGACAACGCCATTTTCCCGCACTGGAACATCGCAGAAGGACAAGAAGTCACTCTACGTTTTCTTCCAGACGCAGATCCAAAAAACACATTTTTCTGGGCAGAACGTGCCATGATCAAACTTCCATTTGCTGGAGTTAAAGGTCAAACTGACTCACGTCCAGTTACTGTACAAGTACCTTGTATGGAAATGTGGGGCGAGACTTGCCCAATCTTGACTGAGGTACGTCCTTGGTTTAAAGACAAGTCACTAGAAGATATGGGTCGTAAGTATTGGAAAAAGAAGTCTTATGTGTTCCAAGGCTTCGTAGTAGATCCAGGTAAATTTAAAGAAGACCGTACACCAGAGAATCCAATTCGTCGATTCATTATTGGTCCACAAATCTTTAACATCATTAAAGGTGCATTGATGGATAATGAGATTGAAGAATTGCCAACAGACTATGTTCGTGGTCTAGACTTCAAAATCGTTAAAACAACTAAAGGCGGTTACGCTGATTACTCCACAAGTAAGTGGGGACGTCGTGAACGTGCTTTGAGTGCAGACGAACAGACAGCAGTTACATCACGTGACTTGTTTAGTCTTAAAGACTTCTTGCCAAAGAAGCCAGGTGACGTTGAATTGAAAGTTATCAAAGAGATGTTTGAAGCATCCGTTGATGGCGAAGCATTTGACATGGACCGTTGGGGACAGTACTTCAAGCCAGCAGGTATGACAGGTAGTGGCGGCGCACGTACTAACGATGCAGAAGCAGACGTTGGTGCAGTTGATGTTGCTCCTAAAGTCACAGCCACTGCTCCGGTAGCAGAAGCGGCTCCTTGGGAAGAGAAAGCCAGTGCACCAGCACAGGCAGCACCAGCAAGTGGTGGTAGCGAACGTGCGCAAGATATCCTTGCGGCAATTCGCGCTCGTCAAAGCAAATCAGAATAATTTAGGAGGGTTTACGAATGGGCAAGGCATTTGATGTCTCGAAGTTTCGTAAAACCCTCACTAAGTCTATTGACGGCTTGGGTGTTGGTTTTAACGATCCTACAGACTGGATTAGTACAGGTAACTACGCATTAAACTACCTGATCAGCAGTGACTTTAACAAGGGCATTCCTCTTGGTAAAGTAACAGTATTTGCTGGTGAAAGCGGAGCAGGCAAATCTTACATTTGTTCTGGCAACATTATCAAACACGCACAAGAGCAAGGAATTTTTGTTGTCTTAGTTGACAGTGAAAACGCACTTGACGAAAAGTGGCTAACTGATCTTGGTGTAGACACAAGTGAAGAAAAACTTCTAAAACTTAACATGGCTATGATTGACGACGTTGCTCGTACTATCAGTGAGTTCATGAAAGAGTACAAGACAATGCCAGACGACTCTCGTCCAAAAGTATTGTTTGTTATTGACTCGTTAGGTATGTTGCTAACACCAACAGACGTTAATCAGTTTGAAGCAGGTGAGATGAAAGGTGATATGGGTCGTAAACCTAAAGCACTTACATCGCTTGTTCGTAACTGTGTAAACATGTTTGGTAGTTATAACGTAGGTATGGTTTGTACTAACCACACATACGCTTCACAGGACATGTTTGATCCTGATGATAAAATTAGTGGCGGTCAAGGTTTCGTTTATGCATCAAGTATCGTTGTTGCAATGAAGAAGCTCAAACTTAAAACAGACGCTGATGGTAATAAGACTACAACTGTAAACGGTATCCGTGCGGCTTGTAAGATTATGAAAACACGTTATGCTAAACCGTTTGAAACTCTACAAGTTGAGATTCCATATGAAACAGGTATGAATCCAACAAGTGGTCTAGTCGATTTGTTTGAAGCAAAAGGGTTACTAAAGAAAGAAGGCAATAGTCTTGTTTATGTAACTCCAGAAGGCGAAATTATCAAACAGTTCCGCAAGGCTTGGCAAAACAACGAAAAAGACGGTCTTGATATTATTATGGCTAATTACAGTACTTCATTGGCAAAAGCTGTGCCAGCTGAAGTAACTGAAGAGGAAACTGAGTAATCATGGAAGAACATCTAATCATTGAAATTTGGGACTTGTTCAAGGAATATATTCCTGGTAAGAACATGGATATTGCGGCTAATCATTTTGTTGACTTCTTAGTTGACAAAGATGTTAGTACCTCAGTACTAGAAGGCTTACAAGGTCTAGACAACCATTTGGATGAAGCTATCAAAGCACTACTCCGAGAAGAGGAAGGCTTTGATGAAGAAGAAGACGAATTGGATTTTGAGGACGACGAATAATTATGTGGTATAACAAGGTAAGTAAGGATCTTGCAGAACTTCCTGCTTGCCTTGAGTACTACTATAATGAGTTGGCTCAAGCACAGCAGGAATGTAAGATTTACGGCAACGTGGAAAAGATTTCTGCTCAACTGCCTGGAATTGTTGAGCAGAGATTTAACCAACTTCAAGAGATTGAAGCTATACTAGAGTATCTCAATATTGAATTGAGAAGGCTTAGAAGTAAAACATTTAGAAAATATTTAGAAAATTATCAACGAGCTTTGAGTAGCAGAGATGTGGAGAAGTATGTTGATGGCGAAGCTGACGTAGTCGATTTCGAAAAACTTATCAATGAGTTTGCATTGATTCGAAATAAGTGGTTAGGTATTATTAAAGGTTTGGACATTAAACAATGGCAAATGAGTAATATTATCAAGTTACGAACCGCTGGAATGGAAGATATCTCTATCTAACATATTTGACTTTAGCTTCACTATCAAGTATAATAATACTATGAGATATATTGAAGACTTGGTCATTCATTTTGCAACTGGACAAATAAGAGTCGGTAACTTTGACGACAGAATTTCTCGTAGTCTAGGTGACCAATGTTTAGAAGGTAAAGCATTCACACCCAAACAAGCAGACATTGCTTTACGGTTGCTCAAAAAGTACAGGGCACAATTTCAAAAATTTGGCATTAATGATATCGAAGAGATCATTGCCAATCCCATATACAAATACACATTGCGTATTATTGATCAACAAAAGGCTGTTCTAATAGATCATAAGGAAAAGCGTTTTGTTTTAAAATTTCCTTACAACCAACAGTTGGTAACAACCCTACGTGGTCTCAATCAAAAGAACAAACTAACAAAAGCAGACTGGGATCCAGATAATAAACACTGGACTCTAGATCTTAATGAACTCAGTTTAGAATTTATTATTGACAACTTGTTAGGTAATCAATTTGAAATTAGTGAGGAATTGGAACAGCACGTTAACACTTATCAAGCTATAAGAGAAAACTTTGAAGAGTATGTTCCTACATTAATTAAATTTGACAACACATACTTCTTTAGAAATATTAAAACTGACTTCACGTCAACTGACTTGTTGACTGCACTAGTTGAGAGTGCAAAGTTGGGAGTTCATGTATTTGATGACGAAGTTAATAAAGATGTTGCTGAGTATGTTAAGCATAATCGTTTGGCAAAAATATATACTCACAATGACTATCAAAAGTTTTTTATTGACAAATCAAAATATGCACGACAAGATGTATTAAAACTTGTTTATGATATGAACGTGGACACTGCTATTTTTCTAGATGAAAATACATCAGCAGAGTCATTACAAAAGTGGGTCAATGATTTAGAAGCAGTTGGTGTAGATTTAAAAGATGTTGGCGTATTTTTTAGACGCAAAAATGACAGCGGCGGAATTGAATTCAACACAGCTATCAAAAATCTTGGACTGAACAAAGACGGAGATAGTAAACCTAAATGGGTATTCTTAAGCAGTAAGTATCCAAAGAGTTTACTCAAACATGCTCATACTGTTGATGTTTGCTTATTTGAAAACAGATATGTAAACTCACATTATAGTATTATTAATACTGTTAAAAATTCAATTTTTACGTTACAATATAATGAACACAAAATAGCAGGGGAAGATATTGTCGACTTGTAAAATTATTTTAAAAGACGAAGTCAATGTAAAGATTGAGGGTCTTGATTTAGAAACACGTAAAAAATTAGTAAGTAAATTCAAATATGAACTTCCTTATGCACGTCACATGCCTGCATTCAAATTGGGAAGATGGGATGGCACAGTAAGTTTCTTTGGCTTGGGCGGCACAACATATCTAAGTATGCTAGATCGTGTGTTGCCTATTATTGAACAAGACAAATACGAAATTGAATTAATAGACTTACGTAAGCCAATTGCCTTACAATTTGAAAAAGTAACTGAAACATATTGGTCAGACTTGGGCAAGACTTGGCCCAAAGGTCACGTACATGAAGGCAAACCAATCATGTTGCGTGACTATCAACCTGATGCAATCAATAAGTTTTTAGAGAATCCACAAAGTTTACAAGAACTAGCAACAGGTGCCGGCAAAACTATTATGACTGCTACTATGAGTCATATGTGTGAGAAATACGGACGTACAATTGTCATTGTTCCTAACAAAGGTCTTGTAGAACAAACAGAAGAAGATTATATTAACGTTGGCTTAGATGTTGGTGTATACTATGGTGATCGTAAAGATTTAGATAAGACACATACTATTTGTACTTGGCAATCACTCAACATTCTTGAAAAGAAAGGTAAAGACATTGAGGCAGTAATGACCTTAATGGAATTTATTGAAGGTGTTGTTTGCGTCATTGTTGACGAAGTACACATGGCTAAAGCAGATGTACTAAAGAATTTATTGACAGGTGCATTTGCACATTGTCCAATACGTTGGGGACTTACTGGAACAGTCCCAAAAGCACAATACGAATTAGAAGGTATTGTTGCTAGTTTAGGCCCGGTCGTAGGCGGTATTGCGGCACATGAGTTACAAGAAGCAGGACACTTAGCTAACTGCCATGTCAATGTGATACAAACACAAGAATGGAAAGAGTTTGGCGGTTATGCAGAAGAATTAAAATATTTGGTAACTGATGAAGATAGAATCAAACATGTGTCTACACTAATTGCGGCTATTGCTGAGACTGGCAATACACTTGTGTTAGTGGATAGAATTGAATGTGGTAGACAACTTACAGAAAATCTTCCAGGCAGCGTGTTTGTTAATGGCACAGTCAAAACAACTGCAAGGAAAGAAGAGTATGATGAAGTACGTACAAGTACTAATAAAATTATTATGGCGACTTATGGTGTGGCCGCTGTGGGGCTTAATATTCCTAGGATCTTTAATTTGGTTCTTATTGAACCCGGAAAGAGCTTTGTCCGCGTTATCCAATCTATTGGACGTGGTATTAGAAAAGCCGAAGACAAAGACTTCGTCCAAATCTGGGACATGACTGCCAGCACAAAATATGCCAAGAGGCATTTAACAGAACGTAAAAAATTCTATAAAGAAGCAAAATATCCGTTTACAATAGACAAGGTGAAATATCAATAATGCAAATTTTAACATTGAAAGATGAGACATTCTATTTGAATGATCTCCCAGAAGAAGTAGATGAGGACTGTAGATTCGCAGTACTAGATAACAGTGATAATCAAAATCCAGATTACTTTTTTCAACCACTTATATTTTTAGAATCGTTTACTTGCCCTGCCGCAGTATTACAAGTTGGCCCGTGGCAAATACAAATGCCATTGGATTGGTGTATGGTGGTGGGCGATCCAGAAAGTACAGGAGACATGGAAGTATTGCCATTGACCAGTTTAAATGATCGTGGCTTCAGTGCGTACACATTCAATCCTCTAAGCAGTTTCAAACCAGAATTCTTCCCAGTAGACATTGTTAATGTTTACCAAGATGTAAAATGGTATTTTCCAAAAATGAGATTAGGACAACTGTTAGCAACTCCTTTACATGGTGGTGAGAAACCAGTGTGTGCTTATTTTGTTAAAGAAGTTTCACGTCAGAGCGAGTTAGTTGATTATTCTAAGTGTTGGTAAGGAATTATTATGGGACAACTTACACCAGGCGCACAACTAATATACGAGCGTGATAATAATGTCGTATATGCTAGAGAGGTTGGATCTGATCCAAGTACTAGGCAAGTACATGGTTGGGATTACGATAAGAATAATCCAAACTTTGATCCTAGGACTGGCGATGGTAAACCACTACACGAACACATAATGGATAGCAAACTTTGGGGCGAAATTAGGCGAGAAGCTCGAACAAATGAAGCCTTGAGTAATGCACTGAAACAATGTATACTAATATATAATTTGAGTAAAGATCATGGCACTTGATATTAAAAGAGAACTAGGAGCAGTGGACAGTCGTAATAAAGACTTCTACTCTAATCTAGATGAAAAAGAACAAAAAGAGTTTAGTCCCTACATACTAATGAGATATGTTAGTAATGTACAAGGTGATCAAGCTGTGCAGGAATGGTTTGTTGAGATGACCAATGACTTGGTCAATAAGAATCATTGGACGTTGAGTAAGAATCACAAGGGTCTGCTTTGGAAATTGTTTGCTGGCTGTGGCACAGGAGAGAAAGCATATCATCCTTATATGGCAGCTGGTAAGAAAGAAAAAGCAGTTAAGATTGAAAAATTAATCGCAGAACTTAATCCTGCTATGAAAATGGCTGATGTTAAGTTACTAGTAAGTTTTATGGATAAAGATGACATCAAAGATTTGTTTGACAAGTTGGGGTACGACAAAAAGCAACGCAAAGAGTATGAGTAACTATACCTGCGTTCACTGTAATAAAAGCTATACTAAGGAAGCTACCTTAGTAGCGCATATGTGTGAGCACAAACGTAGAGCACTCCAACAAAATGAGAAGCGTGTGCAGGCAGGGTTCATGACTTATAATAGATTTTATAAACTAACCCAAGCTGCCAAGAAAGATAAAACATATGAAGAATTTTGCAAAAGTCCGTACTATAATGCGTTCGTCAAATTTGGTTCTTTTGTTAACAATGTTAATCCTCTTTATCCTGATAAGTTTATTGATTATGTTATCAAGTCCGGAGTCAAACTTGATCATTGGTGCCGCGATGAGTTATACTATACCTATCTCGCTGAAATGATTAAAACTGAACCTGCAGACGCTGCCATTCAACGATCACTTGGTACTATGATGGAATGGGGTGATGAAAACAAAGCAGAGTTTGCACATTACTTTAACTATGTGAATGTTAATCGTGCAGTTCATCATATTGCTAATGGTTTGATTAGTCCTTGGATAGTTTTAAATTGTAACAGTGGTAAAGAACTATTAAGTAAGTTCAATGACGAACAATTGAATATGATTGTGCAAATCATTGATCCTCCCTATTGGATGAAGAGATTTAAAACTTATCCTAGTGAAATAGCCTTGGCAAAAGAGATTTGTAAGGAGACTGGCATTGCCTGATATTGATATTGACTTCTTTGACAGAGAGCAAGCACTAAAACATTTCAAACACGTGCCTGCATCTAGAATTGAAAATAGCGATATTAAGAAGCATAATACAGGCGTGTATTTGCAAGAAGTTCCTATGGACTCTGTTACAGGGTTAGCCAGCATAGACTATACAGATGCTGAGAACAGAGGCTATTTTAAAATTGACTTCTTAAATGTTAACATATACAAAGATATTGAAAGTGAAGACAAGTTAACGCAACTACTTGGCGTAGAGCCATTGTGGGACTTGTTAGAGAAGAAAGAATTTTGTGATTTGATATTTCATGTAAATGGATATCATGATCTAGTTGCTAGATTGAAGCCACGCAGTATTGAACAGTTAGCAATGTTCTTAGCATTGTTACGTCCTGGCAAGAAGCATTTAATATCCACTTGTGAGAACAAGGGTTGGGATAGTATCACAAGCGAGATTTGGTTAAAAACTGATGACTCTTACAGTTTCAAGAAGAGTCATGCAGTTGCGTATGCTCACGCGATTGTTGTGCAGATGAATAAAATATGTGAAAGTATTAGTTACGGGTTTTCTTAACTGTGCGTACTAACTGAATA